ATCGACAATATCTCTCCAACACGGGCGGTTTTGCCCGCAGACAACCCGTTTACAGCCAGACCGATAGGGCTTTGAGCCAGTCATGGCGACGCGTAAAAAGAAGCTTGTTGGGGCAACTAAACCACGGCTATCCAACACGCCCTTAAAAGGCGATAACAAGTTGCAGGACGTTTTAGACCTTGCAGAGCTCATCAAAATGCCTTTAATGCCATGGCAAGAGCATGTTTTACGCGACGCGCTTACGGTGGACAAGTCCGGCAACTGGATTCGTAAGACCAACCTCATTTTGGTTGCCCGTCAGAACGGCAAGACTCATTTAACCCGCATGCTTATCTTGGCTCACTTGCTTAAGTGGGAATCTAAGAATGTAATTATTGCCTCGTCCAATCGAGCGATGGCTTTGGACACGTTTCGGCAAGTTGCTCAGGTGTTTGAGGGCAACGAGAACCTCATGGCGTTGGTTAAGGCTATCCGGTACGCCAATGGTACTGAATGTATTGAGATGAAGGACGGACGCAGGTTAGACATTGTGGCAGCGACTCGAGATGGATCGCGTGGTCGTACCGCAGATGCCCTATTCCTCGACGAATTGCGCGAGTGGGGCGAAGAGGCTTATCGAGCAGCAACACCAGTAACCCGAGCAAGACCCAACGCCCATATATGGCTGACTAGCAACGCCGGAGACGCGTTCAGTACAGTCCTTAACGGAATGAGAGAACGAGCACTTGAAAAGCCACCTAAATCCTTTGGGTTCTACGAATACTCAGCTGCGCCGCATTGCGGGATATACGACAAAGTTGGTTGGGCTCAAGCCAATCCTGCTTTGGGTTATACGATTACAGAAGCAACGCTCGAAGAATCTGTGGCTACTTCTCCAATCGAGAATACTCGCACGGAAATGCTCTGCCAATGGGTTTCATCGTTACAGTCACCATGGACGTACGGAAGTATTGAGGCTTGCTCTGATAATACTCTCGAGATTCCAGTCGGCGGCTACACGGTATTCGCCTTCGATGTCAATCCGTCTCGCCGTAATGCGAGTTTGGTTGCTGGTCAAATATTGCCAGACGGTCGTATCGGAGTTGGAATCTTGCAGACGTGGGAATCGCAGGTATCTGTAGACGATCTTAAGATAGCAGCCGATATTAAGGCTTGGGCTGACCAATACCACCCAAGGCAAATCTGCTATGACAAATATGCAACGCAAACTATCGCCGAACGATTAGCTAATGCGGGTTGTATAGTTCAAGACATATCAGGGCAGCAGTTCTATCAAGCTTGTACCGACCTTAAAGATGCTTTGGACAATGCTCGGTTGGTTCATAAAGCCCAAGATGTGTGGATTCAGCAAATGAACAACTGCGCAGTAAAGCAAAACGATTCGTCATGGCGCATTATTAAGCGATCTAGCGGTGGCGATATCTCTGGTGCTATTGCAACTGCAATGGTGACGACCATGTTGATGAAACCACAACAAACGGCTATGATTTACGCCGGATAGTGTATAATTGCGCTCTATGGCAATCTTTGGGCTCGGCAAGAAAAAAGAAATCACAGCGCAGGTCAATCCTGCTGTTTATGATGCGCCTTTTGGTTCTTCTTATGCAATGGGCATGGGTGGCTGGAATAACTGGGCTTCACCAATCGACCGCCAAGCTGCGGTATCAGTTCCAGCTGTAAATCAGTGCCTTAATCTCATTAAAGGAACTATTGCAACTATCCCGCTAGAAATGTATTCACTTAATACGGGTGAAGAAATTGCTATGCCTACTTGGGTGCGTCAGCCAGATTCACGCGCTCCACGATCTGTAACGATTGCTTGGACTGTTGATTCTCTTATCATGTTCGGTCAAGCATTTTGGCGTGTAACTTCTGTATATGCAGATGATGGACGCCCAGCTTCATTCGAGTGGATTCAGAACAACCGCGTAACAACTAAACTTGATACATTGACTCAAGAAGTTGAGTATTACATGGTGAACGGAACTAAAGTTCCGGACTCAGGCGTTGGATCACTTGTAACTTTCCAAGCGTTCGACCAAGGTGTTCTTGTTCGTTCTCAGCGACTTATCAACTCTGCAATTCAGGCAGAAGAAGCTGCTAACGTTGGTATATCTTCTCCACAACCGTCGGGGTATTTGAAAAATTCAGGGGCTGACCTTCCAGACGGACAGATTCAAGGCTTGCTCAACACTTGGAAGCAAGCCCGCAAAAATCGTTCAACTGCGTACCTAACGTCTACTCTTGAGTACGTTCCAACGTCATATTCACCAGCTGAAATGACATACAACGATTCCATCGAAGAATTAGCGGCTCAGATTGCTCGCGCTTTTAATATTCCAGCCCACATGATTAACGCTGAGCATATGCGTTCTTCTACTTATCAAAATGTCCTCGATGCTCGTAAAGAGTTCATGGCTTATTCATTGTCACCTTATATCAGCGCGATTGAGGATCGTCTCTCGCTCGACGACCTGACTCCACGCGGGCAGGTCGTTCGATTTGCCGTAGATGAAACATTCCTACGAGCTAACCCAACAGATCGCTTAGCAGTAGTCGAAAAACTTTTACAACTTCAACTTATTTCGCTAGACCAAGCAAAGGAAATGGAAGGACTTGCGCCAGATGGCTCAGAATCAACCATGACTCCAAGCCCATCAACAAATCCAACCCCAGCAGAAACAGAGGCAACACCAGATGCAACTGACATTTAGTTCACAGATGATTACGGCGGCAGACGGAGAACGCCGCATTATCGCAGGACAGATTGTTCCATTCGGAGCGGTCGGTAATACTTCTGCAGGTAAGACAATTTTCGAGCGCGGTTCAATTCAGATTCCAGCACCTTCTAAGATTAAATTGCTTGCTCAGCACAACACTAACGATCCAATCGGTCGCGCTAAGTCTTTTAATGAAACTCCTTCCGGTATTGACGGGATATTCAAGCTAAGTGCTGCAAGCAAGGCAACAGATTATTTGCTTATGGCGTCTGAAGGACTTATTGACGGACTGTCAGTCGGAGTCGAAGTTCTTGCATCAAAGGAAATGAAAGACGGCACTCTTGTTGTCACATCAGCAATTCTTAAGGAAGTTTCACTTGTTGAATCTCCTGCATTTACAGAGGCTCGCGTCCTCGAAGTAGCAGCCTCAGAAGGCGAAGTAGAAGTTTCTGAAACTCCAGAAGTATCAGAAGAAACCCAACCAACAGAAAGTGAGGCAACTGTGTCAGAAGATACAACAGCCGCAACAACTGAGGCAGCAGCAACAGCGGAAGCCTCACGACCAATCATTAAGGCTGCAACAGCTTATGGTGATGGAACAACACGCGTACGCCATGGAATCACATCTATGGGTCGCTACACAGAACACAAAATCAAGGCGGCACTTGGAGATAACGTTTCTCGCGAGTGGGTCTCTGCTTCAGAAGATCGCAGCCTTATTGCTACAGACGGAACAATGTCAAGCAACCCTGCGTTCAACCCAATTCAGTACCTCTCAAACTTTGTGTCTAACACAAACTTTGGACGTCCAACAATCGACGCTGTAACTCGTCAGGCTGCACCTGCTTCAGGTATGCAGATCAACATTCCTGCTTTGGTTACATCAGCAGGCGGCGGTTCTGATACTGCTCCAACAGTTGCTTCTAACGCAATCGACGGAACAGCACCTTCAGATACAGCAATGACTTCTGCATACGAGACAGTAACTTTGGCTCGCTACGCAGGACAGCAGACTGTGGATTTGGCTCTTCTTGAGCGTTCAGACCCAATCTTCTTCGACCAACTTGCTATTCAGCTTGAGCGCGCATACCGCCTAGCAACTGACTCAGCAATGATTGCTGCGCTTACATCACAGGGAACACAAGCTGCAACTAAGGCTGGCTCAATCGCTGGTCTTATTTCATACATCGGCGTAGAAGCTCCTGCAGCATATAAGGGTTCTTCATACTTCGCATCAAACATCGTAACTAATACCGACTGGTGGTCACAACTAATCGGTGCAGTCGATACAACAGGACGCCCAATTTTCAATGCTTCACAGCCATGGAACGCAGGCGGCGTATCAACACCAACTTCAATCAAGGGCAACGTCCTTGGACTTGATCTCTTTGTTGATAAGAACGTTACAGCTGGCCTCATCGACGAGTCAGCGTTCATCATCGCTCCTGAAACAGCAATGTGGTTCGAGTCACCAGAGGCATTCTTCTCTGTAAACGTCGTATCAAACATGGCTGTTCAGACAGCAATCTACGGCTACGGCGCAGGCAAGGTTCTTATCCCTGCAGGTGTTCGTCGCTTCAACCTCACATAAGCAAGAGGTAATTTAGTACGCCGACGGGCGGGGCAGAGCCCTTCCCCGCCCGTTCGGTCTTTAGAAAGGATTAGACATGGCAGCCACATACGTCACAGCCAACGAGCTTCGCTCTGTCCTTGGCGTCGGTACGCTCTACCCAGATTCTGATCTTGAACTTGCATGCCAGACAGCAGAAGACACACTTAACCAATATCTTTGGTTCGATTCTTATCCAGTCATCGGCTGTACAGTAGTTAGCAATAAATGTACATTGGTATTATCGGCTCCTGCTACTTTCACAGTAGGACAGACCATTACTGTTTCAGGTGTTGGAACTTCATACAATGGTAGCCGTACAATCACAGCGACTTACCCATGGACTAATGGTTCAGGTACTTTCCCGCTATTCACATATTTCTTTCCTTACACATACCAGACATTCCCTCGAGGATATTCTTTGGTGCAGTTCAACGCTACTGGATCAGTTGCAGACGAGAATTATCGCCAAGTAGTACCATACGGAAAGGCTCTAGGAGCCGACACAAAGGCTGCCGGTTATTCATCTACCCCAGCAATCCGTCAAGCAGCTCTTATGCTCGCTGTGGACGTTTGGCAGGCTCGTCAAGCACCTTCGAGCGGTGGCGTATCCGTCGATGGCGTTACACCAAGCCCATACCGTCTTGGTAACACAATGTTGGCAAAAGTTCGCGGACTCATTTCGCCTTATACCAGCCCGAGAGCGATGCTTGGCTGATGGCTTCCTCATTATCGACATTACGCAAAGACTTAGGCGAGGCTCTAGCGGCTAATACCGTCTATCAAGTCTTTATTTACCCACCTCAAACTATCCAGGCTAACTCTGTGGTCATCATTCCTGATGATCCATACATTACGCCTTCCAATGACTCATGGGCGACAGTTGGACCAACAGTTAATTTTAAGTTGCTTATTACAGTTCCATTATTCGATAATCAAGGCAACCTTATGGGAATTGAAGATGCAGTTGTAACAATGTTTAATGCTCTCTATACAGCTACAAGCGATGGCAATATCGCTTACAACGTAGGTTCAGTATCTCAACCTCAAGTGCTATCTGTAGCTTCTGGAGATTTATTGAGCTGTGAAATGCAAATTACCCTAGTTACGAGTTGGAGCTAAAATGGAATACACAGATATGGCTGCTTGGGCAGCTGAAGAAAAGAACTTCTTGACTAAAATTGGTCAGGTAGAAGAAAAAACAACAAAGACAAAGAAAGACGAGGAATAACCTAAATGGCAGTATTTCTAAACAATCAGGTCGGCGTTAAGGTCAATTCCGTCGATCTATCAGACCACGTTAACCAAGTAACACTTAACCGCAACTTTGACCAACTTGAAGTAACTGCGATGGGTGACTCAGGACACCGTTTCATCAAAGGACTTGAAGCTTCATCTATCACGCTTGATTTCCTTAACGACACAGCAACAACGTCCGTACTTCAGACTCTACAAGCTGCATGGGGAACAAACGTAACTCTCGTTCTTCTACAGAACAAGGGAACAGCAGTCTCAGCGACTAACCCTCTTTATACAATGACAGTTCTTGTCAACAACACAACTGATATTAACGGCGCAACTGGCGACCTTTCTACTCAGAACGTTACTTGGCAAGTATCAGGTACAATCGCTGTAGCAAACACAGGTTCATTCTAAGCAATTAAAAAGGGGCTAACATGGCAAAGCTAAGGGTTACAACGACTGACAATTTAACGGCTGATTACGAAATCACGCCTTTGATTGAGTATTCGTTTGAGCAATATGCCAAAAAGGGCTTTCACAAAGCTCTGATGGAAGATCAAAAGCAGTCCGATATTTATTGGATTTGCTGGGAAGCAATGCGCCGTTCAGGTGTAACGGTTAAACCTTACGGGGAATCGTTTTTAGAAACGCTCAAGTCAGTTGAGGTTCTAGAATCTGACCCTTTAGAGTAGATCGGAACTCCATCACCTATCTCGCAACTCGTTTGAGTTTTGAGTATGGGGTTCCGTTCGACTCCATCGTAGAACTATCTCCGATGGCGTTTCAGTATCACGTCCAACTGCTCAAGGACATTGCGAAAGCGAGGGAAGATGCCAGTCGTAGAACTAAGAGGTAACACAGAACTACGCATGGCGTTGAAGCGTTTTGCACCTGACCTCGAAAAAAACCTACAGTTGGAATTGCGTAATGGCTTAAAGCCAATCGTCAAAGCTGCTCAAAGTTTTGTACCTTCTGAATCTCCCATGTCTCATTGGAATGGTGGCAAAGGTTTTAAGTTAAACCCTAAAACCTCAATGTTTCGCAAAGGCATGTTTCCGCTTTACAATCCGTCCATAATTAAGCGCGGTATTATCTATTCAACTTCGGTTGGCAAGCACAGCAAAAAAGGTTTCACCTCGATGGCTAGAATTATGAACACTACAGCCGTTGGAGCAATTTATGAGACCGCCGGACGCAAAAACCCAGAAGGTCAAATCTGGGTAGGTTTCCGTAATGGCGATTCCAAGCGAGTCAGCAGATCAGCAAACCCAACTGCCGGAGCAACCTTTATTTCTAAACTGCCACCTTTGGTATCTAGCAAGCAGGGCGAAGGTCGCCTTATTTATCGCGCATGGAATGAAGATAAAGGGCGCACTTTTGGCATCGTTTCAAGAGCCATAGATAAAACTAGAACTGAGTTTTATTCACGCGCTAAGACCACATCTTTTTCTAAGGCGGCATAATGGCACAAGTCGATAATGTATCCATCAACATTGGCTCCAGTTTTGACGCCAAAGGGTTTAAGCAAGCTGAATCAGCAACCACCAAACTTAATAACACCATCAAAAACCTTGCTGGCACTATTGGCGTTGCTTATGGCACAGAAGCCGTTATTGCTTTTGCCAAAGAATCGGTTAAGGCATATTTAGCCAATCAAAAGGCAACCACTCAACTAGCCAACACGGTCAAGAACCTTGGGTTTGAGGTAGCCAACGCAGATATTCAGAAGTTCGTTGAAGAACTATCACTTGCTTCTGGCGTAGCCAAAGAGTCTTTGATTCCGGGAATGCAGAAGTTATTGCAGGTTACCGGTAATGTGGCTAAAAGCCAAAGTCTGCTTAAGACAGCCATCGACGTGTCTCGTGGTTCTGGCGTTGATCTTACAACCGTGGTTGGAGACTTAGCCAACGCTTATGTCGGCAACAACCGTGGACTTAAAAAATACGGACTTGGTCTAACCGCTGCTCAACTTAAGGTAGCCTCATTTAACACAGTTTTGGCTCAATTTAATCGTAACTTTGCTGGCGCATCACAAGCAAACTTGCAAACCACAGCAGGTAAGTTTGACCTTCTAACCAACGCAGCTCGAGAAGCCTCAGTTATTATTGGTGGCGGTCTTGTTGATGCCTTTACCAATCTTTCATCAGGCGGTTCAGTAGCCGGTGCAACTCAAGTAATTATTGGGTTTGCTAATGCTTTGGCTTCGCTAGAACGCGGTGCCGGAACAGCCCTTGGTGTGTTGCCTACCCTTTTGGACAAGATTAAAGCTGCGGGCAAAAGCTTCTTCTTTGGATTTGCCGGACAAGCATTTAAGGTGCCAATTCAGTTAACTCCAACCGGCAAAGATAAAACCGTATTAACGGAAAAACAAAAGCAAGCCGTTATTGCCAAGGCTGAGGCTGACAATGCAAAACGTCAGAAAGCCCTATTGGATCAACAAGTTAAAACTCAAAAGGCTTTAACAGCAGAACAGCAGAAGCAAGCACAGCTTAAAAAAGACTCTGGCGTGTTTGACATGCAGCAAATTGAACTTATTGCTGCCCTTAAAGGCAATTTGTCAGAAGATGACCGCAAGCGCGCTGAACTCCAATTAGCCTTACTCAACGGCAACCTCGATGAAGCCGACAAGCTTACAAAGCAAATCCTTATGGCTCAGGACGCCACCGGCAACCTTTACAAGTATTTCCTACAAACCCCTGATGCAAAGAACCCGTTTGGCTACCTAGATCAATGGATTAAAGATTTCCAAATTAAACTCAATAACCTACAAATACCTGCAATCGCGGCACCTTCTACTGGCACATATACACCAGCCGGTTTAGCGCCCGAATTAGCCGCTATAGGCGTCGTAGCGGGCTACGGCGCAGGAATACCTATGACCGTGGCTAATCAGGCTTCTACGACCCTTGGAAACGGTTTATACGGCATGCAGACGGTTCCGGACGTGGGCGGTAATGGCAGCAGTTCTGCTCCAGTCATTTACAACTATTTTGGTGGCTCAGTCGTCACAGACCAGAAGCTTATTGACCAAGTAATGAACGGTACACAGCTTGCCAGCCTTTCAGGATCACCAAGCCAAATCGGTAGAATCGCAGGTATGTTCGGGTAATGGCACTACCAGCAGCCATATCGGTTTCCTTTGATTTCTCGGCAGGGGCTACTTTCGGTTACAACGGGTTCGTCATTGGCGACTCGAAATACGGAATCCTTGGCACTAACACCCTTGGTACGTCTAGCCTTCCAGAACCGGTTATCGACCTTACCCCTAACGTTTACCACATCAGCATTACTCGAGGTCGCAATATCCAGCGCGACACTTATGAGGTAGGAACAGCGGTTATCCGTGTTTTAGATCCGTTGTCATATTTTAACCCGCAGAACACAGCGTCTCCTTATTATGGATATTTGGCTCCGCTTCGTAAGATTCGCGTATCAGCTACAACTGCTACAACTCAAAAGTATCTTTTTAGCGGTTACATTACCGATTACAAATATACCTATCCGGTCAACCAAGATACGGGTTATGTCGACATTTCAGCGTCAGACGGATTTCGTCTATTTCAGATGGCTAACATTTCAACGGTTACCGGTGGCGTAGCCAGCCAAACCACATCAGCTCGAGTAAGTGCCATTTTGGATCAAGTGTCTTTCCCTGCCTCAATGCGCACAATATCCACAGGGCTCAACACTTGTATAGCCGACCCCGGAACCAACCGCACAAGCCTTGCAGCAATCAAAAACGCGGAAGTCTCTGAAACCGGAGCCTTTTACATGAACGGTTCTGGCACAGCCATATTCAAGAACCGTACAGACGTAATGAATAGCCTTGCTAAAACCCCTGTGGCTTTTAATCAAACAGGTGGCATTCCTTATCGAAACCTTATATTTGCTTTTGACGACAAACTTATTATTAACCAAGCCAATTTTGGTCGCGTCGGCGGCACGGTTCAATCTGTACAAAACACAGCTTCAGTTAATAAGTATTTCCCTCACAGTATTACTCAGGCAGACCTTGTAGCTGAAACCGATTCTCTGGTCAATAACATCGCCCTTGAATATGTGGCTACCCGACAAGATACATCTATCCGTATTGACGAGATGGTTGTGGATTTGCTCGATCCGGCAGTACCAACCGACACTATGATTGGGCTTGATTATTTTGACAACTTGCTCATAACCAATATCCAGCCAGACGGTTCAACCATTGTGAAAAACCTGCAGTATCAGGGAATTCAATGGGATATCACCCCTAACAAGATGATGGCTACTATTACAACTTTGGAACCTATAGCCGATGGTTTCATCGTTGGAAGCTCTTATTACGGTATAATCGGCACTAACACATTGAGTTACTAGGAGATAAAATGGCATCAAACCTACCAGCAGCGACAGGTGACGTTCTTACAGCGTCTACAGTCAATGGTCTAGTGACCTTTACTATTAACGCTGACGCCACAACTGACTACACAACAGTCCTAAACGATCAGTACCAAGTCCTAGTCCCTATGAACAAGGCGACAGCAGTAGCCTTCAAGATTCCTACAAACGCTTCTGTAGCGTTTCCAGTAGGCACAGCAATTACTATTCTTAACAAAGGTGCAGGAACAGTCACAATTAGCGCAGTTACTTCTGGAACAACGACTGTGCTTAGCGCAGGAAGCGTTGCAGCTTCGCCAACTTTGGCTCAATATAAGACAGCCGTCTGCATTAAGACCGCTACAGACACTTGGTATATCGCAGGCAGCGTGGCTTAATGATTGGCGCAATCACAGCTGGCTTATTTGGTCAGGGTGGCCCTGCAAAACCTGTAGTTACAGGCGGGACTTTAACTTCTGACTCGACTTATTATTATCGAACATTCACTTCTAATGGAACTTTGAGCATTACAAATGCTGCCCTTTCCGCGGATTATTTAATTATTGCAGGCGGTGGTGGTGGTGGTGGAAACCGTGGTGGTGGTGGTGGAGCTGGTGGCTTGCTTGGTGGTACTGCAACTTTTGATACTTCTTACACTTACACGCAAGGCGCGGGCGGTGCGGGCAACACAGTCGGCAACGCAAACGGAAGCCAAGGTAGCGCTTCAACTTTAATAGGCGGAGTTATTTCTTTATCTGCTACTGGCGGCGGTTACGGCGGCGGTGTTGTTACAAACCGGAATGGCGGTAACGGCGGTTCTGGTGGTGGTGGAGCTTGTTTTAATGCTACAGCTTCTTCTGGTGGTACTGGAAGCCAAGGTAGCAACGGTGGCGGTGGCAATACAGGTACGGGAGCAGCCGGCGGCGGCGGTTACTCCGCAGTTGGTGGTAACGGACTTCTTGCGACTGGCGGCGCAGGCGGCGCAGGTACTTCTTCTTATTCATCTTGGGGCGCTGCAACTAGCACAGGTCAAAATGTAAGCGGAACTTACTACTACGCAGGCGGTGGTGGTGGCGGCGGCTATTATGGAACTGGACTAGCTGCAGGCGGTAATGGCGGCGGTGGTACAGGTGGAGACTCAGCAACTAACCCAGTAAATGGCTCAGCAAACACAGGTGGTGGCGCGGGTGGTTCTGGTGAACTTAATGTTGGTGGCTCTGGCGGTTCTGGAATTCTGATTGTTCGATACTTGAAAACGGCGGTTTAACATGAGTCATTGGGCAGAACTAGACGAAGCTAACAAAGTAATCCGCGTTCTCGTTGGAGATAATAACGACCCAGCAGGAGATGAAGGCTATTCATGGTTATTGGATAATCTTGGTGGGAATTGGGTTAAAACATCATATAACGCAAAGATTAGATATAACTTTGCTGGAATAGGTTATACATACGACCCGGTAGACGATGCTTTCATCGCTCCAGCACCTTGCGAGCATGATGAATTAACGCTTAATTCTGCAAAGAAATGGGAGTGTTCTGCCTGTGATGTTCTTTGGGCAGAAAAAAATAAAAATGACTAGTCCTTGGTTATGCAAAGCAGGAGTTACTTTACGTCAGGCGATAAATGATACTTACCCAGACAGAGATAAAAGGAGCGACGGCTGGATTGGCGACGCACGTCATCAGGCAAGCGTTTCTGACCACAATCCTGATCCAAAAGCTAACAATGTCGTCAGAGCCGTTGATATCGACGCAGATTTGTCTGGAACAAGCAAGCCGGACTTCGCCGGCTCTCTTGCAGATCAAGTACGAATCTGTGGACAGACTGATGGTCGAATCTCTTACGTCATCTTTAGAAGCCACATCGCGTCGTCTATCCAGAATTGGGTTTGGCGTCCTTATGTGGGGGTTGATAACCACAACTCTCATCTCCATATCAGCTTTACTCCAAAGGGCGACAATGACGGTGCTCCGTTTAATATCCCACTAATCAAAGGAAACAAATGAACCTAAAGAACCCTTATGTAATGTCAGTTGGCGCATTCTTAGCAGTATGGGGTACAACCTCAAACTTTGCTCTTGATTACCGCGCAATCCTTGGTTCAATCGTCGCTGGCGTCTTTGGTTACGCTTCGCCTAAAAAGTGAGCGCGGCTGACTATGCTGCTTGGATTGTGGCTGTTATCGCTGTGCTTGGTGGTATGGCTTCATACACACAATTCATGATTAAGCATTACCTCAGCGAACTTAAACCCAATTCAGGTTCATCTATTAAGGATCAGGTTTCTCGACTCGAAGCGCGTGTCGATACCATAATTGAAATGTTAGGTAAGTAACACTTATCTCATGGCAAGAAAACGTCCGGTCATTGATCTCGAGACTTACTCAGCTCTTGATGCCTATGCGATTGCGTTGAACGAATACTACAAATCATTGCGCAAGGCTGGCTTTTCTGAAACTCATGCGTTTTGGCTTTTATCAGATCGTGAGGCTTTTCCAGATTGGATTATCCCTAACTTACCCAACCGGATTGACAACATTCCGTATGAGGACGACGAGGACTAAGTGAAGCGAATCGTAATTCTGAGCGACTTACAAGTCCCTTTCGAGGACGTACACGTTACTCAGAACATAGCAAGATTCCTACAAAAGTTTAAGCCAGACCAAACGGTTACCATTGGTGACGAGATTGACTTTCAGACTATATCGAAATGGTCGGAAGGCACTCCACAAGCTTACGAACAGTCTTTGGGCGCAGACCGAGACCGTTGCGTTGATCTCTTGTGGGAATTGGGTGTAACCGACTGCATCAGGTCTAACCACACAGACCGTCTATACAACATCATCATGAAAAAGATTCCGTCATTTCTATCTTTGCCAGAGCTGCGCTTTGAGAAGTTCATGAAGTTCGATGAGCTTGGCATCACCTTTCACAAAAACCCTATGAACATCGCCCCTAACTGGATTGCCGTCCATGGCGACCACACGCCTATCAAGCAATTAGGCGGTCTTTCAGCCCTCGAAGCGGCTCGTAGGCATGGTAAGAACGTCATCTCAGGACATACTCATAGGGCAGGGCGTAGCGCCTTCACAGAAGCCTCTGGTGGGCGTTTAGGGCGTGTTTTACATGGGGTTGAGGTAGGAAACCTTATGGACTTTAGACAAGCCTCATACACCAAGGGAACGGCTAATTGGCAGCAAGCATTCTCGATTATGTATGTGCAGGGCAACAATGTCCAAGTGGACATAATTAACATCGAAAAAAACGGCACGTTTATTGTGCAAGGCAAGGTTCATGGACGGGTTCGCTAGACCCGATTTCGGTGATGAGACTGTGGACGAAATCGTTATCGTTTCGTTATACAAGTTAGGCTTTTGTCGCCTCTATCTGATGTAATACTTCTGCCGTACACGAAATACGGCGTACAGAAGGGCTCACATGAATATAGATCACGCATTACTACTAATGGCAATCACAGCTGGATTCTTCGGCTTCCTGATTGGCTACTCAAAAGGACACGAACACGGCAAGATTGCTGGTCGTATCGCTTACCGCAAGTCACAGCGCACACTCGAGCAGGTGGGTCGATGAATGCTAGAGACTATCTCAACGAAGCGAGAGC